GCGCTCCAATCGTCAGGCGCGGCGGGTTCGATGATGTGTAGCGCAGCGTCGTTAATGGAACATTCAAAACTACCGTGATACGCCCCTTCGTGCATACGCGCTTTCCCATCTCTTACGTGCGCAAAATACATATCTCCACCGAACGTCGCAAAATAAACCCCGTCTTTAAGTTCTCTCACGTCGTCACCTCGTATTCCACCCGGTATTTTCCCGGCTCCCAAGTGTTGCTGAAAATCGTTTTTAGCTTCGCGTTGAACTCGTCACAAAGCGCGTCGAGTTTTTTGAATGTGCCCGTGTCCTCTTCGTCGAGTTCATCATACCAATAATCGGAGTCCATCAGGCGCGGTATGACGAGATCGCAAAGCACAAGTTCAAGTTCTTCGCCATACAATTCTTCGTCGTGGATTTCGTCGTCAAGCTCGCCTACATCAAAAAAGTATTTGTCAAGCTGCTGTGAATAAACGGGCGTGTCGCCGTACCATTTTTTCAACTCGCGCTTGAAGTATTTTTCGTGGGTCACGTCGTCACCTGCTTTCTCAAAGCCTCGTTTTCGTTCCTGAGCCTTTCAAGCTCGACATCCTTATCAAGCTCCGCCTGCTTAATCTCGCCGTCAATACACACGCGACAGCGCCCGCTATCGGCTATGCTGTGGCGTAAAAACAAGCCGTCACATTGAGTGCAGCGGAACATGGGTTGCTCAGGATTCTGCATCGTCGTCGCTCCACCGTTCGTCGCGTAGTTGCAAAGCGTCATCTGCGAATGTGATGCTATCGTGCATCATTGCGTCATCATCCCGCAGCGCAACAAGATAAGCCATGTCCCAAAACTCGCGGCGGGTCATGCATCTGTCTTTCTTTTTTAATTTTGCTAAATCTTTTTTCAGTGCGTTTGCTACATTCGCCATCATCGCCTCCTAATCCACACCGCCGCGCCCGTCGCCACGATGACGACGAGAGTTGCGGCGAGGGTTGTTAAAAGTTTAGTCATCGTACAAAACCCATGAACTCGATAAAATCCAACAGCGCCGCTGTAAATTCATGGTAGTCATCGGTAGCCAACGCCTTTTTTATGCGCGTGAACAATTCTTTTTGATACCTATATTCACGTTCAAGTTCTTCGTTCATCCTCTCCCCCTCCATTTTGTTAAAAGTTTAGTCATCGTCGCCGATATCCTCGTGGAAATATGCGAACAAAACATCAAGCGCGGCTTTCGCAAAAGTTTCATCGTATGATGCTGCGTCGTCGATAGCCACAATCTCTCGCACGAATGTAAGTATTTTCCCAATTGGTGCATACGTCTCGCAGCTGTCGTCGATGAACTCTCGCAAAGCAGCGATTAATTTTTCTGCCGATTCTTTTTCTCTTCTCGCCAACTCTTCTTCATTATTTTCTTCACCCATTATCTACTCCTTCGGCAATTTTGTTTTTGTCAAGTCTGCGCTTTCGATAAGCGCAACACTTATTTCAAAATACCCCTGATAAGCCAAAATAACTTTCATCCCAAGAATATCCGCGCAAGATCCTTCGTAGCCTATCGGCAGCAAAATTGTGTTCGGCTCAACGCCATGCTTTTCCTCGAACGATTTGGAGGCGGCATCGGCTGCGTATATTATTTTTCTTACATAATCGATGTCTGCACTCATCCTCTCCACCTCCCATGCTGCAAACGCTTACGCCTCGCGGCTCTGCGGCGTTCACGGCGTTGTTGCAAGACGTTTTGATATGATTCAAAATGCCAAACTTGGAACGCGCTCTTGTGTTTGATTTTGCCGTGCTCAAGCACGTCGCCTTCAAGCTCAAAGCGCACATCATAGCCGATTGTTTTCATCTCCACGCCCCGCGCAAAACCTCGCGAATATCGCCCTTACCTACGCCATCACCCAAAACATCCCAGCCTTCAGAAGTGCCACGTGCAAACAATTCAATCTTTTTTTGCGTCGGAAACATGCGCTCGATTCTTTCGCGGACCTCAGCAGGCTTGGCACTATGTTTTGCGCGCATCTCAGATAAAAACTGCCGCTCGTTTCTTGTGCCTCGCGGTACTGGGATCTTGCCGCGCTTTGCAACAAGACATATCTCGACTTGGCTCATCGTATAGCTGCCTGCATTGATTCGCTGCTTGTCCCAAACAAAAGCGATGGTCGCATATTTAAAGCCCCATGCAACCATGACTTGCATCGCATCGGGAAGCATCGGCGACGTGGACCACAGGAAGCACAGCGCATCTTTTTCGGCTATGCCGGCGACATCAAGCGCGCAGATTTCTTTTGTCGAAAGCGTCGGATAAACTGACTGATCTTTCGACACCAAACTGACTTTTTGAATCGAGTTATGGCTTGAGTATTGCCACGGGGGATCTGCATAGATGATGTCGTATTTCATAGCAGCACCTCAATGATATCAATAGAGTGCTCAATGATTTTAATTTTCTCGTCTTGCAGATCGTCATAATGCGGGCGCATCCGCAAGTATGCCAAGACAAGAGTGTCAGCATCATCGTTGCCCTTGAGCAGCGCGATCCCCGCGTCGTGCGCGGCCTCTTCAAATTGTTCTTCGGTGATTCTTCCTGCCATTTTTGCCCTCTTTGGTTCGAGTTAAAAGTGAATTTTTATTCTTGCTCAACCTCCGCGCCGCAGACGGGGCAGACCGGGACAGACTGCCCGCTGGGTGTCTCATCAAGGTCTGGATATTCTCCATTCCAGCCGCATTCACAGCTGAAATAAACTGGATCTGGCTCATAGTCGTCATATCGACTGCATGGCGTCGCAGCGTCCCTAGACTCAGCTGCCATTGCTCGGCTTGTATGGCTCATTTTATGACCTCATCAAACGGCGGGCCACCCCGCGAGACATCTCCATCGATGCTATTGACATCAGCAGCAAGGCGCTCGAAAAACGCCATGATCATCGACGCCTCGTGCGAGTACAGGCCGCGAGTATCCCCGCGCCGGAATCTGCGAATCCTGCCCGCGTCTATACCTGTAGCATCGGCAAGCGCACCGATGTTTACCAAGCCGAGCCTCTCTGCGATCCACGAATCAGACTTTATTTTTCCCATATATACCTCCTGATATTTTTCTATATTATTTTTACAAAATTGTAAACAAAAATGTTTTTTTAAAAAAAAAGTTAGCCATATTGTTTTTTTTCTTTACAAATCTGGCAAGGCTCGTATTATCAAATCATCAACAACGCAACGGGAGTTGCACAGGAGCAAAACATGCAGATTTTTGGGACCAACGTTCGCATCGAGAACCTTCAGATAATCAGCATCGGCGGCCGCATTTGCACAAGCGCAAAAGTTTATAAGCAACAAGATGACGGTTCATATCTTTTCTACGGTGAGCACATGGTCGAAGGCCGCGTCAAACGCGCATCGACATTCTGCCGTAAAATCGAGGCCGAAGGATACTAGGAAACCGCGCGGGAGCGCAGAGGAGCAAGATCATGAAGAACGAAGCAAAAACAATCGCAGAACAAATCAGCTCAAGATTCAATGACGACGGCCAGTGTTGGAAAGATAACCACGATTTTTGCATCTGGGATATCTGCGAGGATGAGGCGAAAATCGTCAATACAGACAATGAGCACAGCGCAAAGCGCTATATTTTCGAGGATGATTCAGACATCGTGATCGTCGGTTCGGGCTGGGATTTCCAATCGAGTTGGGAAGAAAACGACGCTGAATTTAATTTCTAATCTGACAATCTGAAATGGGGCACATCATGGCAGAGAGAAACAAGCAGGGCAGGGCTATCTATAAAACCATTGGCCGGGCGTTGAGAGCCGTCGAGAGCGGCGACGTCAAAAGCATGGCCGAGATTTCAGACACACTCGTCGAACAGATCGGCAGTTTCGAGATGGGCGAACTGTCACAGGCGCGTTATAATGAAATCGAGTCAACCGCCTCACACTGGGTGATGATCTTGCAATTTCGCAGCGAGGGTCTTATCCCTCCATTTTTCGAGTAATCCACCGCCGCCGCACTCTCCGAGCAGTGGCGGTATCCAGGGCAGGCCGCCCGGACAAGGCCCGACTCGCCGCCGTAAGCGGCGCTTAGGAGGACAATGTGACACTAACTCAATACGCTCTGCACTTCGCCGGTGGCGTCCTGCTGACGGGAACAGGAAGCGCGCTTTTTCTCATGGGCTTCGAACTTTTAATGAGGGCTTTCAAATGAGTATCAACAATCTAGGCATGTTTTTATTCTTTATTGGCATCGCGCTTCTTATTTCTGGGTCTGTTCTGTGGACGCAGAAAAGATCTGACCCTTTGAAGATTATGGTCGGACCGATAGATGTGACTAGCCGATATACGCTCCAAGATTTTGAGCATCTCAGGGTCTATGCTGACGACGAAGAGGTCACAATCTCGGATGAGAACGGGCGTCGCCTTGAATCCTGGAGGCTTTACCGATGAACCAAATACTTTTCACGATTTTTCTGGTGTCCTCGCTGTTCGTAATTGATTTTACGGTCGGTGAAACAAAGCATAAAACGCCAAAAGTTTTAACGCTCTATGCCATATATTGCATGGTTGTTGTGCACGCGATGAACCTGATGGGATGGATATTATGATCTACTTCTTAATTTTCATCTTCGTCGGCTTGGCTATCCTTGCCCATCTCGACGGTAAGAACATCGTTCGCCGTCCTCCCACACCCACACCCGCGCCCGTCGTACCGACCCCGCGCACAGCGCACCGGGGCACGGTAATCGCCCGGTGGTACCATCTGGGGTGGCAGGTGTCGCGGATCAACCACCCTCATACCGTCGAAGCCGCAAGACGCTGGGCGGATGTCGTGTTGCTAGAGGCCAGTATCGAGATTGATTCAGAGACAATAAACAGGGCTATCGAGGCCGGGGCGAGGGTTAAATCATGAAAATACTTTGCGCATGTGAGGAAAGCCAAGCAGTGACTATCGAGTTACGTGAACTTGGATATGCGGCTTATTCTTGTGACACCGAACAGCAGAGCGGCGGGCATCCGCAGTGGCATATCCAAGACGATGTACTGCGGCACCTTGAGGGCTGGGATATGATTATTGCATTCCCACCCTGCACACATCTCGCGTCGAGCGGCGCGCGTTGGTTTGCGCAAAAGCGGGCAGACGGCAGACAGCAAGCGGCTATTGATTTTTTCATGCAGCTTGTCAACGCGCCTTGTCCTCGCATTGCCATTGAAAATCCTGTCGGCATTATGTCGAGTCAGTATCGCAAACCGGACCAAATCATCCAGCCGTGGATGTTTGGGCACGGTGAAACAAAAGCAACCTGTCTTTGGCTTAAAGGTCTGCCGAAGCTTGAACCGACAAACATTGTCGAGGGCAGAGAGCAACGCATCTGGAAAATGGCACCTGGGCCAGAACGAGCAAAAATGCGCAGCAAAACTTTTGCAGGTATCGCACAGGCGATGGCGGAGCAGTGGGGAAAATCATGACGAAAACATATAGAATAATCGGCCACCTGCAAACACCCTCGACGACCGGTCTGAAAAACGGTGAGGTGTTTATCGAGAAAAACTCCGGCGCGTGGCGGGCTTATCGCTGGATCGGCTTTGCTGACATGCTCTGCGACTGGAAGGGTTTTGACACCCTTGAGGACGCGGAGCGCTGGGCAAAGATTTGGATGCGAGGTGACGCATGAAAAACAGAGTGGAGCGCAAGCGTGCAATTGAAATGCAGGCTTGTATAAAGGAAAAACGCGCGGCGCTGAAAGAAGTAACGCGCCTGAAAGAACTGCTAGCAGAAGTGATGAACGTGCGCAGCGCAGACACCTTGACATCAAAAGCCGTGGCAAAAACAATCGGCATCACCGAGCCGACGCTGAGCCAGTGGCGCAAAAAAGGTGCGGGTCCGGAGTATACCCGCGAAGGCAGATTTTATTTCTACGATAAAAAGGCGTTCTTGGATTGGATGGTGGGACGATGAAAAAAATTGACCATTTCACGCAGCTTTAAACTCTATTTTTTGTGCTTATGAAATTAGATACTTACAGACCAGTCATGCTCAGTAGTTCGAGCATGTCATCGAGAGAGAGTACGCAAAACGGGGTTTTGCTGTCGTCTTTTACTATAGCTATTGCATAGTCTCCGATTTGCCGATCTCGATGGCACTGCTCAAGAGCTGCGCGCGGGTTCGGCTTAATGCCATGCTTGCATTCGATAGACAACGGCAGGCGCTTGTCACGTCGCTCAATGACCAAATCAGAGCCAACCATCGAGCCGCCCTGCGGTTGCAGATTGCGCCGTGACGACGTGCCAAGCTCTTGGTCAATCTTCTTTGCGCACCAACGCTCAAATGATGCCCCTTTTGCCCTGGCTCCTTTGCCGCCTAATCCATGTCCCATATCAGTTCTCGCTTTCTGCGTCTTGCCAAATCCTTGACGTGACGCGGTGATATTTTCCGTCCATCTTAAAAAAGATTTTCTTCGGCGGTTCGCCTCGATTCATAATGTCAGCAGATTCAATCAGCGATTCTGTTTTTTGATTTTGCAGTTTCTCGACGACACCAGCCTGTGCAGCTATTTCTAAAATAGTCCGCAATGCTTTTTGCCCAGCATATCCGCCATGCAGCACAGTCAGGTATTCCATAACAACCGGGTCGCTCATAATCTTTGAATAGTAGCGCACAAGCAAAAGCTTTTTGCCGCTGGCCTTGCTTGTGTATTCGCTCCATTGCCAATCGATGACGTCGATAAAGCGCTGGGCCTTGCCCATAATATCATCATCATGAAGCTGCAAAGTTTCCTTTTGACCTTGCTCTGGCTTCTCACAAACAAAACCGCAGGCGGGGCAAACGGTCTTGCGAGCGTGCATTATTTCTTGACATTCAGGGCAGGTTTTCGTAGGCGCTTCTGATGTTGACGAGCCAGCTTTTGATGGCGGTGTGATGTCGGTAATCGGTCCATGTCTCGCAACGACGCCAGCGAAGTCTAAGACGATGCAGTCTTTAGCCTGGCTTTTCAATCGCATCCCTCGCCCTGCCATCTGCACATAAAGCCCAGGCGATAGCGTCGGGCGAAGCATCACGATCATGTCAATGTCTGGATAATCAAAGCCCGTCGTCAACACGTTTGCATTTGTCAGCGCGCGGATTTTTCCAGCCTTATAATCTTTTAAAATCCGGTCACGCTCTGCCCTGGGTGTTGCACCTGTAATGCACTCGGCAACGACGCCAACTGCGTCAAGCGCATCTCTGACGCTGTGAGCGTGGGCTACACCAGCGCAAAAGAAAAGCATAGCCTTGCGACCCTCGCCAATTTTTAAAGCCTCAGAAACGGCAGCGAAGGTCATTCTGTCGTCATCAACCAGCTTTTGCAGCTCCGCCGGAATGTATTCACCGCCTCGCTTATGCAAACCATTGGCATTGATTTTAAGCTCTGTCACTTTACTCCTGAGCGGCGATAAAAACCCCCTGCCTACAAGCTCCTCGATTGATACAGGCTCGATTAAATCATCAAATATGGCAGGTTTTTCGGTGATGTAGCCATGCCCTAAACGATATGGCGTGGCGGTCAAGCCGATGACGCGCAATGCCGGGTTTATCTTCGTCAAGGCGTCAATAAGTTTTCGATAACCGCCTTGATCTTTGTGCGATATTAAATGGCTTTCGTCGCAAATAATTAAATCGATGTGCCCGATTTGCTCCGCTCGATTGCGCACGCTTTGGATGCCTGCAAAAGTAATCGGCTCGCTTAAATTCCTTTGCCGAAGGCCAGCAGAGAAAATGCCAAGCGGGGCGTTTGGCCAGTGCTCACGCAGCTTTGAGGCGTCTTGAGCTATCAGCTCTTTGACATGCGACAGCATCAGGATTTTAGTTTCAGGCCAGTTTTGCAAAGCGTCTTTGCATAGCTGTGCAATGATATGGCTCTTGCCGCTACCCGTCGGCATAACAATGCAGGGATTGCCATCGTTATTGCGCAACCACTCATAAAGCTGGTCGATAGCTCGCTGTTGATAGTCTCGTAATTGCGGCATCAGAACGGCACTTTTTCGTCGTCAATGTCAATAATCCGCGCATCGAATTTATCGCGCAGAATCTCAACAACAGGCGACGGGTCAACGACCTCTGAAGTTTTTGCCAAAATCTCTTTGCTACTCCAAACATTTTTACAAGGCTCGCCGTTGCGCACCTCGACGTTATCAATTAAATAAACAGCCTCGTGTTCAGATGGGCTTGGCAGACGTTGCCAGGGCACAAGGTCGGGATGCAGGACGTGAGACTCGCAACCTTGCTCTTGATATTCTTCGGCGATAACAGAGCCGTCATAGTGCGCACAGGTCCATGTGCCATCTGTGTTCGGCGTCGAGTGTGCGCAGGTTCGGCAATTAACTTCAGTGGTTAAATTTGTTTCATGACAAAACTGATAGCCTTTGCAAAACTTGCATAGATACCAGTCTGGCGAAGCGCCAGGCATCGGCTCAGGTATGCGCTCGCTTAAAGCAATGCGCTTCCCACGTTCCACAAGAGCAATAGCTGCACTTTTATTGAGTCTGATGCGCTCAGTGTGCAAGCGGTCGTCATCTTTGCAGACGGCGTAATATAGCGCTCTGTCAAGCCCTGTGCCGTACATATAAACCTGCATTTGTGCCCAGTGTTGCGGCTTGCTTTTTTGTACGCCATGTTTTTCCAGATCATTGAAAGACGATAGCTTGTGAGTTTTGATTTCTAAAACGTGCGGAGTTTTTTCAGCGCCCAAAACGCCGCTGTTAATAATGCCGTCCATTGAGCCTGATACATGGGAGCCGAAGTCCGCGCGCTTTTGCGTCTTGCCTGTGTATTGAATTTCGCACCCGGTCATGCGCAGGTCATTGACGACGGTTTCTTCTTCGTTCTGTCCGCGCCGAAACAGGCGAAGCATCCGCCCTGGGAATGTTATTTTAGTTGCCCAGCGAAAAGATAACCAAAGCCAGCGGTCGCAATCGTGGCCAAGCATTGAGCATCCCATGTGCCCTCGTCGTTTTTCATCCTCTGCCCGCAGTTCGTGCGCGGCGTCAACAAGTTTCGCAATCGTAATCGTTGGTTCTGGAATCTTTGTCATCGTTGCCTCCTTTAGTCTGCCCATGATTCCAAGTCATGAGCAGGAAAAAGATGCAAAGACCTACTTCATCCAGGGCGGCTTGCTAGCAGCAGGAGCGGCAGCAGCGGGCGCTGAGGCTGGCATTTCTTGAGGTTTTGGCATTTGCGAACTCATGCCACTGACGGCTTTGTAACTTTTGACTTCGTTGCGGTCGCCGTACTCCTCATTCTTTTTGATGGTGACTTTGATTTTGACATCGCCGCCAATAAGCTGGTCGGTATCGCCGATGGTCGCCAGGCCG